TTATCGTAACTTACCTACCGACCTAGTCAAGTGGTTTTTCTATATGCCTAGAAATTATTTCAAGAACCGCTATTAAACGATTTCGAAATCTTCCGCAGGATACAAGAATGCCTCCCCCGTTTCGTCAACCACTTCGAAAAATGTACCGTCGAAACCTTCTCCGATAATTTCGTACTCTTTCCCATGGATAAGCTCCAGAGGATCAGTATCGCCTCTCCAAATTCCTGTCATCGAAATCCCCTACCTTTTTTTAACTTTGAAATTTATCTGGCCTACCGTTTCATGCTCAAACCAGTGGATCTCCGCCCGTTCTTGGCTTCCGTTTGAATTGACAACGGTTGCATAACCACACAAGTGGGACCAGTCTTTCGGTTTGCCTCCATATTGTTTGGACAGTGTGCCGGATACCACAAGATTTGCATTCGACCCCTTCCCAGCAAAAGAATAAATCCCTTCGATTTCCTGTCCCGCTTTTATCGTAACAGATACTTTCCCAGATTTACTCGCTTTGACTTTAAGATCTGAAGTAATCTTCATTCTCCCATTCTGGGTTGTGAACTTTGTGACTTTGGGATGGGAGGACTTTGCTGCAGATCCTCCCCGTTGACCCTTAACACCTCTGTGTCCATGGTTTCCGGAGCCGGAGCCGCCATCGAAGTTATCTTGTGACTTTATCGTAGCTGATTGACCGTAAAAGTCAAGATGTTTTTCGAGATTATCAGGATTCGATGATTTTGAGAAGCCATCTAGGTCATCTCCATCTGATTTGATGGTATTATTCATCTGGGATAGCACTTCAACTTCCAGAATAGCCTTGTTTCCAGACCATTCCGCACCAACAATACGCAGCTCACATCCTCTTTGAAGGATTGTTTCGTTTTCAGAAGAGAAGGAATTCTGCTTGCTGATACCATCCCAGCTTCGCTGATCGCCACGTCCGAATGCAGAGAAGGGTTCGGCGTAAAGTGCCTGTGTTCCGGCAGGACAGTATATCTTCAACTGGACATCTCGGCTGGTGAATCCTTTGCCTTCAGACGTTCCGCAGGACAAAAAGCCGTTGTCGATACCTCGTGTTCCGACCAATGTGCTCAGATCTTCGATCTGACCGCTCCAAGTAGCGAGATCGCCAGATTTTAAGCCGAAAAGTTTCTCTGCCGCGCTGCTGCTAGTGCCACGGAACAGATACATGTCTCTATCCAGAACAGATTGAGAAATTGCATTTGTCAAGAGTTCCGTGTCTTTCCGGATGCTGTCTGATACATTATAGCCATTTCGTAAGCCGCTGTTTATATCAAAGTATGTTTCGCCCGTGTATCCAACGAGGGCATCTTTGGATGCATCATCCAGTCCTCGCCAAATATGTCCACTTTTCTCTCTGAGCAGGTCATCAGCATCACGAGCTTCAGATGCCTTGAATGCGTTGGTTCTCCGTTCGTCAGAGAAAGGATCTCCCTTCGGTTTGAGGTAGTTCTTGTTGGCGCTGTCGGGAATTGCGAGACCATAGGAATCGTTACCGGCAGCAGAAATTACCTGATCGATTTCAAGGAAATCTCCCCAGTCATCGCTGACGAAGCCTTCCTTAAATTCATAGTCGAACGTCTCGTTGTTCCAAACTTCAATCTTGGCTTTTTTGTAGTGACCAGCCATGCCAGCGATGACAGTACCATTGGGACACTTGGAAAGTTCTTCGTGAGAGAGCTTGTGCGGCTTTGCCATCTTCTTTTTTTCCTTGGAGAAGGAAGTATATCCTTCCTCAGAAGATCCCATGCGGTTATGTGCACCGCCACCTCCTGAAGAGCCACCCTTTTTACCGGGTCTACCAGCATGTCCCCAGTTACCGGAGCCGGGGCCACCGTCATCCCGTTTTCCACAGAGTTCCCTTTTCAGGATCTCTAAGCTGTCCTTGAACGGTGGGAACAGGGACGCATCCAGCTGTTCCAATTCTTCCAAGGTGCGGAATTTGGGATTGACCATCTCCATATCAACACAGTCGGGTTCACCGTCATATTCTGTGCAGATGAAAAGATGAGATTGCAGCCCACTTTCGGGTTCAAAAGGGCCTAATCCAATGGGGATCAGTTCTTTTGCGCTGATACCGAATTCTTCCTCGGTTTCACGAAAAGCTGCCTCTTCAGGGCTTTCACCTTCTTCTCCATGACCACCGGGGCCTCCGATGAGTCCATATCCGGAGTCATTGTGCCTCGTTCCAGTAAGAATTTTTCCATCCTTTATTACAAGAACGCCAACGCCAAAAGGATTCCACACTGCATCATCTTCATCGGTGTTCTTTGCTACCTCTCCGATTTCCTGCGCCGTCATATCCTGAGGAAGCTTCGTTGCTGCCGGCGCATTCGTAGGCGTACTACCTTCAGCCGCTGTCTTTGTCTCGTGGACAGCGTCGGGGTTTGCAGCCAACCTAGTTGTAGGTTCAGCCGTTTCTTCCAAAGAAGCAAAGAAATCTTCTTCCAGATCCTCTTCGCTAATTACATCATCGATTTCGAAGTCATTTGCTTGGGCAAGCTTCTTTCTGATCTCGCTTGGATCGTAGACCTGCATGTCGATGTATGCTTGTGCGGTTTGTGCCTTCACCAACTCGGTGTTTGCCCGTTTGTTGTCGAGATCAGCTTGTTCTACATCGCTCAAAGACCACAGCGGATTGAATTCGATCTTGATCTTGGGAACTTCGTTAATTTCACCAGTCGAAACACCAGCTTGGAAGATTACAGAAAGCAAGTAACGAAGGTTGCTTCGGATGTTCTTTGCACGAATTCTGTCAACAAAGTTATACCAATTCTCCAGATCGCTTTCGCCAGTTGCGTTCATTCCTGCAGGTGATCTTCCAAACAAAATAGTTTGAGGAATGTTCGAGAGTGCTGACAAGAAATTACACGTTGCATCTATGACATCAGACACGCCGCTAAACTGGAATGTGCGGAAGTCATAGTCTTCGCCCTCGCTATCAATCGTTATGCTGTTCAGAAGACCACGAGCCATATCTATGGTTTGCAGTCTTCGAAGAACCTTTCCTTCGCCTTCTTCGGTTGCCAATTCAGCAGAAAGGTCTTTCATTTTGTAAACAGCCTGTACGGATCTATCCAGCATCTTGGGGGCTGTTCCATGGGCTATCTCGGCATCCCGTAACGCTCTATGGAGACGAACATATTCGGGAATTCCCCAAAACTGATAGATCGAATTCGTACAGTTTTCCGGGAGGATACCGTTCTGGAATAGCAGGCAGCGACTCTCGTGGACGACGAAGTTTCCGTACTTACTGCTGACAAAGTATCTTTCGGGAGTTCCAAGTCTGCTTCCTCTTGTTCGGAAGGGGTCTTCCCTGTTATATGTGTACATGCTCTGATAATCCGGTTGGATAACAGATCTGTCGTAGATGCGAATGTCATCAATTGACTTGATGTTCTTCCAATTCAGAGGATCTTCAAGTGCTCCTCCGTCATTGATAAGCATAACGCCTATTGCACCGCCGAAGAGTCTTGCCCACTTGATACCAGTCATAAAGACTTCTTCCCAATCAAGCTCGTCCAGAGCTTCTTGGTAGAACGCTTCGGTTTGCTCGTCTGAAATATCTGCCAGCTTGAATCCGTGTTTGACGGCTTCTTCAGCGGGAGCGTCTATGATCTTGGCAAACAGGCCGTTGCCCTCGTAATGCATCGTTAGCATGTCATCGGGTATCATCGGCTCGGCAACAAAACGGTACTGTTCAGCCGAATCTTTGGCAGTCCCATATCGGTTAAGGAGATTTACATACCCATCCTTGCGAAATGGTCTGACAGCTCTTCCTGTCTGTGCCTCAATCAGCTTCGCATATGCTCTGATGCGATCTGATTGGTTATTCGATGCACCCATATCTCCTGCCACCTCTTTCTGGTAATTCTGAGTTCAGCATCCAACGGGTGGCTGCCGAACGGTACATTTATTTACAGTAGATTTCCTACATTGAAGCTGGACGATGTTAAGTCATTGAAAGAATCCGCACTTGCATCAACCATATCGTCGTGTTTCGACTCAGGGAACGATTCAAGCTGAGTGAAGTAAGCGTCGTTCCAAGATGCTGCCAACACCTGAACGTTTCCACTTTGCCAATGAGCTGCAAATGGTGTTGCACGAAGCTGCTTGCTGCCCGAAACGGGGACGGCTTTAGCAGAGAAGCCAGCAAGCATTTTCACATAGGTAGATGCTACGATCTTTCCTGCGGCACCCGGATCTTGAGGAAGCCGAACACGACATTTATTTCCGTATTTTGCTCGATCGGATACGGCTGTGTTGTATATGAGGTTTTTGACATCGGCCGCTTTTATTCTTTGGTTGATAACATCCAGAACAACAACCGTCTTGTCTTTCCTGATACCCATGAGAACACCAGATGTGTAGTCGGGGTCTCCTGTTCCTTTTTCTGCTGTCGCTGCAATATCCCATGCTCTGCAAAGGGCTTGGATGTCTTTC